AGAACTACCTTACCGTCACACATCAGAACGGATTTTGGGCACTATGTCAACGCCAGTGCGGGCTTATTTGGTGATTTCGTTGCCTAGTTGTTGATTTTTTAGTATGTGTGAGCCGTGTACACGAACAGAAATCTGTCCGTTATAATAGTCTTTTGATTCCAAAACCCTGCGACCAAACTGTTCACGAGCCTCTATGTATGACGTTTCTGCCTTGGATTTACAGTAAAATAGTATTTCCCTGCGAAAGTTTTCTGGACCTAACTGCGCGATATCCTTGAGCAATTCATCCGACGAACCATAATAGGTGCGCCAATCACTGTCAATTTTACCACGGATTTTCTTTTTCTTCTTGGTGCCGTTCTTCAACTTGACCACCCGGTAGGTGGTTTTTGCGAATTTGGCTAGTTTTTTGCCTATGTACATACGCCCAGTGACTGTGTTTGTTATGAGATAAACAAACCCAACACAATCCTCGGGCAATTCTTCTATTAATTGATTTTCGTAGTACCAAGACATACACTAGTTAGTGTCTGGCTTGCTCCTACCCTGTGCCTTTTGATTTGCCTTGCGTTCCAACTTGGATCTATCCAACCAAACGCGATACTGTTGCACATGTTCACGACGTGCCTTTGCAATGATTCGGATCTGCGCCAACCAGTAGCGCATGTTTTCGCCTGCTATGCGTGTGCCTTTGTTTTGCCAATCTTGATTTGCCTTGAAATATTCTCTAAAAGCTGCCATGAGTTGTTCATGGCTCTCTTCATTCTGATACGGAACGGGTTCAACGTGCTTACTCATTGATCTCTAAATCGTTGGCATAGTAAGTGAATCCATTTTCCTTAATGACTTTTAGCACATTGTTCACACGACCAATCAGTTCGTCCTTGTGTGATATTAGGAAAATGTTCTTTTTGCGTTCACGTGCAATCTTTTTCAGCACTGCCAGCGCACCTTCCACACCTGATGCATCCAATCCGTTGTCAATCAACTCGTCAATAAACAACAAGTTGATCTGTTGATATAGGCTTTCCCACACATCACGGAACGCCCACGATAAACTCAGTATAAGTCTGTTGCGTTCACCACGCGATAAGTTGTCAAAGTCCAGATCCTGCCCTAACTGCATGATCTCTACTGTTAAGTCGTTTTGGAATGTCACAGTGTGTGGTAATCCCATCCGGTCAAGATAGTAAGTGAGTCTGTTGTTTAGATAGGCCAGGTTCTGGTCAATGATCTTTTTACGGATAAATGAATCCTTGCTGGTCAGCAGTTTGAGTAAAAACTCCTGATGCTCTTTGAGAGTATTCAACTCGTTAACGTTGTTCCATGTGACGTCTTGCAGTGCAGTGTCAGTCAACTCGTCAATTTGTTCTTGATATGGATCCATCTCACCGTCTTTCACAGTGAGTTGTGTTTCCAGTGTTTTCAAATTGTTCTGATGCTTGAGTGCTTGCTCCACTGTGTCATAATAAGTGTCTGGTCTAGCAGTTGTTTCACCTATGCTGACAATTTCTCGTGTGATCTTGCCCAGATCCTTGGCCACCTTGTCTGCATACTTTTGTGCTTCTGCCAAGTGTTGAGCAGCCACAGAGCTCATTTGTTCATGCTTGTGGTCATGCAGATCCTGTTCACAAGCGTGACACTTCTTACCATCCAGTGCGGCAAGCTCGCTAGCGTACTTTTTTACGCTTCGCTCCGCTTGCGCTGTCGCGCTTTCTAGCGTTGCCCGCTCTTTATTGAGACTTTTTAGTTTAGCGGCCTGTTCTGTATAAGTTTTTAGTTCTGCATGTGCTTGTAATTCTGCTTCAATGTCTACATTTTCTAATTCAATAATAGCACGAGCAATCTTTTCAACTTCACTGGTGTGTTGACTGCGCCAAGCTGTTTGTCTTGTGAACAAACTGTCAATACTCAGCTGTATTTTTTCGTTGGATTTCTTAGTTGCTTCGATATCTGCATTTTCTTGATAGATGCTGTCTTTAGTTTGCTTGATAAGTTCCTTAAGATGCTCTGCTTTTTCACTAAGAAGTGTAATACCTAGCAATTGTTCAATAATCACACGTTGCTCATTTGCCTTCATACTAAGGAACGGCTCTGTATAAGTGTTTAGAGCTACAATATGCTTGAACATATCGTGACTCATACCTATGATATCATCTAAATCTTTTTGTGTTTCGCGAACATCGCCTTGACTGTCATCGGTTTCTTCGGATTCTTGTTCTTCGTCATTGACATAAAACCGCATGAGAGCAGGCTTGCGCCCACGCTCAACCCTGTAACTGATACCATCTTTTTCAAAAGAAAGTGTGACCAACATATTTTTATTGTTGATCTTGTTAATCAAGTTGTCTTTTTTAATGTTAGTAAGTGCATTACCAAACAAGGCAAAACTAAGTGCATTAACAATGGTGGTTTTACCAGTGCCGTTGCGACTTCCATTGTCGTCTCCGCCCTGATCCAAGTTTTCACCCAACACGAGTGTTAAGTTTTCTTGAGAAAAGTTTACACCTTGGGTTTGATTACCCACACTCATAAAGTTTTTAACTGTTAGTTCTTTAATTTTTATCATAGGCTATTGTAAATTTCCAAGAGTTTGTTCTTGTCAAACTGGTCGCTGTCAATACTGATAATTTGACTGCTCACAATTTGGTCCACACTTTCAAACGCTTGGATGTCTATATCTGTGTTGATTTCTAATTGTTTCTTTTCTGCAATTAAAGTAAGCTCTCTAATATCGTAGTCGGCAATGAACTTTTCTTTAATAAAGCTAGCTTCTTCAAAACTAATATCAATATCCAATGCAACTCTTAAATGTTGCTTGGGTTTAATAATAGTGTCAGCACCGTCAATTAATTCGCTTAGTTTTAGTGTTCTAAACGTGGGTTGTTTGTCCCAAGTATGATATTGAGGTTTGCCATCCCACTCTAGAACCATCATGCCACGTTCGTCATCCCATGCATCTGCATAGTTGTGCGGAAATGCATTGCCAATGTAAATCATATTTTGACGTTGTTGACGTTTGTGGAAGTGCCCACTAAATCCTAATTCATAGTTTTGAAAACTATCTAACTGGATCTCACCGTGATCCGGCATTTGTACCATGGCATTCATAAAGAAGCTGGGTAACTCAAAGTGACCAAATATATACTTGCCACCTTTTTTGCCAATGCTTCTCCATTCTTCACCTACAAGCCAAGGACACAAAGTAACATCACCAATAGTAGTGGGTTCATGTACCACAGTGATACCAGGAATATACTTTCCAAATTCAACACTGTGGATATCCCGCTTGTCTTTGTAATAAAGATCATGATTACCAGGAAAGAAATAAAAGTTATCAAAAGCCTGTCCCAGTTTTTCAAGGGCTCTAAGGCTATAGTCCATAGTAGTGATGTTGAGGCTGTTGCGATTGTGATGCCAATCGCCCATAAAAATTCCAACATCACACCCTTCTTCCTTGGCTTTAGCAATGTACCAATCAACAAAGTCCTCACAGTCTTTGTTATGAACACTGCTGTTTGACTTTAATCCAAAATGTATGTCTGTGAAACAGGCAACTTTTTTAAACAAATTACTCACTAGTAGTATCCTCGTTATGTCGTTTAAGTGCAGCCTCGTGTTCTCCTGCCCCAGTTCTACTATAACTGGGATTCATGCCGTTGATTTCTAAAATATCATCTCGTATATTTTGATTACGTTTTTCAATGTTAATAACACGAACAAAGCTGTTGGTAACAGCCGCAGTGAAATAGGCAAACGGATTGTCCGATTTGCTTTCGTCAAATTGTAATCCAATCTGGGTTAACTGCAAAATAGCCTGACCCTTCATTTCGTCATTGTATGTGTAGCCACGAACGTTGCCTCGAGTAGCATACCTCTCACATAATTTTAACATCATTCGTGCTAACGTTGGAGTAATTTGGCCCGCATCTTTGTCAAAGTGTCCAGTATCCAAATCTCCCTTCCAATGACTTTTTCCAACACAAACTAATGTGCCTTCTTCGTTGAATTTCCAATGCTGAAACGGAGGAAAGTTCACTTTGTCTCGGTGATCTGCTAACGTTTTTGGATTCTTTTTCCTAACGCCGTTTAATGGAATATGGTCATAAGACATCACCCTAAACACTAGGTCAGTTTTGATTATTTTCTTGTAATCTATTTCGCAATCTGCTTGTTTGACTTTTTCTCCAGCGGCCTTTCTGCGCTGATATTCAGCATCTCCCTGCCGCTTGGCTTGATTACGTTTGGATTCTGCAATAGTCCGAATGTTAATTTTATCAGTACTTGGTACAATTAAATCGTATTGATGATATTCGGGTTTGATAAAACTGCAATATGATGTCTTGCTTCTGTGTATTTCTAACAACATATCCTTGTTGTTTAGGTAATTAACCTTGGGTGCTCTTGGTATTAATGTCATTAATCGTTCTCCGGATGTTATATTATAAACTACACACTTATTAAAGTCAAATAAATAGAGTATCAAAAGGAAAACTATTTTATGGCTTTAGACTTAGCATCAACTTTAGGCGCCGCTCAAAATGCAATTGGAGCAGTGGGTGGTGCAATTAACACAGCAAGCAAATTAGGCGATGCCATAAGCAAAGGGTTTGAAGATGGCGATGTTCTAAGTGCGTTGCGAGCAATAGATTTGCCTACCGCTGGCGAAGCAGTGGGTGATTTGTTAAGTGCAGTTGCCAGCTTTGGCGGCGACGCAAACTCCAATGACTGGCGTGTTAGACTCAGTCTTGCCAACTGGAGTAGTTTTAGAACAAGCCCAGTTCTTGCGCCATTAAAAGATGCAGGTGGTTTAATTTTTCCGTATACTCCATCAATCAGTATGTCCAGCAAAGCCACATATCAACCAGTAACTACTACACATTCAAACTACACATTCAGAGCTTATCAAAATAGTGATCCTGGTGAGATCAGTATCACAGCTCCAATGAATGTGGAAGATCCAACACAGGGATTGTACTGGATTGCCGCTGTGCATTATTTACGTAGTCTTACCAAAATGTTCACAGGAAATGATCCTAAGGCAGGCAACCCACCGCCAATTATTTTCTTAAATGGATACGGCAACTATGTTTTTAAAAATGTTCCTTGTGTGGTCACAAGTTTTTCAACAACTTTAAATAAAGATTGCGATTACATTGGAGTCAATGTTGTGGGCAGTGCCGCAGGATCGATTGAGGGAGTAGCAGAAGGCATCGGCGGCCTTGCAGGTGCCTTGGGTGGCGCCATTCCTGGGTTATCTGGTATCACAGATGCGGTAAGTAACATTGCAGGTGGTGTTGGACAGGTGGCTGGATTGTTAGGAACATTTGGCATTGGCGGAACAACCAGCGGCGGAGTTAGCCATGTGCCAACTAAAAGTGAATTTGTAATTAAACTGCAACCAATCTACAGTAGAAATTCTGTACGCAACTTCAGTTTAGATAGATTTGTTGGCGGCGGCTACCTTAATAATTCTTTTGGATGGGTCTAACATGGCAACATATTTGAATACAAGTCCTTACTTCACAACACAAACACGTAACAACTATCTAGACACATTGACTATTCGACCAGTTAGTGCAGAGCCCGACGACTTTTTGTATTCAATTCAATCACAATATATGTACCGTCCAGATTTACTTGCCTACGACTTGTATGGCGAACCAGGACTATGGTGGGTTTTTATTCAGCGTAATTTAGATGTGTTACAAGATCCTATTTTAGATTTTGTACCCGGTACAAAAATTTATATTCCAAAGAGTAGCGGTTTAAAATCAGTATTGGGATTATAATATGAGTTTTGATATTAGTGGTGCAATAAATTCTGCAACTACTGCGGTTAATGCCGCAAAGTCAGCAGTGTCATTTATTTCCAAAGGCCCTGTAGCGGCCCTGGGTGCTCTTGGGCTGGGATCATTAGGAGACAGTATCACTGGATTATTTGGATCTCTCACAGCTCCATTTAAAACAACTGGTCTCAAATTGCCTTTAAAAAATCCCTTGTTTAATTATGCCAGCTATGACTATGTGCTGGGCATTGGTTGTCTTACGGACTATGAACTTAATCATCCAGATACCACATATCAAGCAGGCAAGAAGTTTCCATTGATTGCTAAGAATGCCAACATAGACCCTTCCAATCGAGTAGACACTATCTATGGTAAGTTTGATTTTTATATAGACAATTTAGAAATGAAAAGTCTAATAGGATTTTTACCAGGATTAGGAAATACAAACGTTACTAATATGCAATTTACCGTAACAGAACCGTACAGCATGGGAATGTTTATCATTGCGTGTCAGACAATTGCACAAAAATTAGGACACGACAACTGGAGAGAAGCACCGTTTATTCTAACTATAGATTTTAGAGGCAATAAAGAAAACGGCCAGATGGACATTATTAAAGGTTGTAGTCGTCGTATTCCTTTTGCATTTACTAATCTCAGCATGAAAGTTACAGAAGCAGGTAGTGTATATACATGCGAAGCCATGCCATACAATCAAGCGGCCACTCTAGATGTCAATTCTTTGTTCAAGAAAGACGTCGCAACCAGCGGAACAACCGTGCAAGAAATACTACAAACCGGATCTAACAGTTTACAAGCCGCACTAAATCGTAGGTCTCAAGAACTAGTAACCGCAGGTACAATTAAAATAGCAGACGAGTACTTGATATTATTTCCAGTTGATACTTCATCACAGGCAACTCCTGCAAGCGGTTCAACTAACAACGAAGAGTCGTCAACTGCTACTATTTCGTCAAGCGTGTCAGCTGACAAGTTAAACGATTTATTTGGGTCTCTTGGTGTTTCTAGAAGTACACTTAATCAAACATTGATTCAACAAGCTGATGCGTGTAATGCGCTAGGCAGAGCAAGTTTAGGATTTGATGTAGATCGTAGAGGAGATCCTACCACTGGCAAAGACAATGTTCTTTATGACAAAACTGGTCGCTTTAACAGAAACAAAGCAGGTATTGATATTAAAGAAAGTGAAATGCGTTTCACACAAGATACAAGTATACCAGCTGCCATTAATCAAGTATTGCTGTTAAGCAACTACGCTGAACAAGCCTTGGACCCTGCAAATTTAAGTGAAGAAGGATATAGGGGCTGGTGGAGAATTGATTGTCAGGTATACAATATTTCTTCTAGCGAAAATATGGAAAGCACAGGCACCAAACCAAAATTAATTGTTTATCGTGTGGTGTC